GTAAGATACGCACCGAGGAGATTATCAACGATGCCGCCGAGCAGTGCCGCATCATTCTGCACCTGGCAAATGACGCATCGAATGAGGAACTCATCATTGCTCGCTCGATACCTCGCAAGGGTGCATCAATTGTCGCCTGCAAACTCTATCGAGGAGGCGAACTTGTAACGACTGACGAGGCTGTACAGCACTCTGTAGATGCCTACAACAAGTATATCTTGGAGAAGTTGGGTATCACACGCGAAGAGTTACTCAACAACTTTATCCTGTCGAAGTATCGCTACGAGGATTTCCTGTCCTCGTCGGATAAGGAGAAGAAGGAGATTATCAACCGCTTCTCTAATGGTATTCTGGTAGATGAAGCTATAGCCCGTGTCGAGGAGGACATCGAGCCGCTCAGCAGTGAGCAGCAGAAGATAGACCTCGAACTTGCCGGCATTGATGGTCGTATCGAGATGTTGCAGGAGCAGATAGCAAAGGAGGTTGCAGCAGGTGAAGAGCGTGGTCGCAGCCGAGAGACACGCATCGCCGAATTGGAGGAGGCAATAGCCTCAAAGCGTGAGTATATCCGCACCCACAAGGAGACTCTGACCGGTATAGATGCAACTATTGCAGAGGTGGATAAGGCTGACAAAGAGTTGCAGGCATTGGAGTCATCGGACACCTCTTTGGAGGAGTGCTTGAAGGCTATCGATGCTGTAATGACACTGTTACCTGATGCTCGCCGAACAGACTGGAATCACACGCTCAAACTCAAAAAGGAGGATTTATTGCTTGCTCAGTCTTCGCTCGAAAACCTCGATGCGTCGGTAAACCATGCCGAGGCGGTATTGAAGGAGAAGTACGATGCCTTTGAGAAGTTTAAGGTTCAATACACAGACTTTGTTACGCAGTATGGTGACAAGTGCGAGGAGTACAGTACCCGCTTGCAGGAGATTGATAAGACGCTCCGCAGCCTCGCTTCACGCCTTGAAGAGTTGCGCCGTAAACGCCGAGTAATCTCTGCGGGTATTGACGAACTGTCGAATAAGTTGGCGGGCTCTATTACCTGTCCGAAGTGTGGCCACGAGTTCTTGGTGGCACAGCCTAACTTCGATATCGAGGCTGGGACAAAGGAACTCCGCCTACGCCAGCAGCAGTTATCAGAGATTAACGGCAATATCGAAGCCGAGCAGAACTCTTCGGAGGAGGCAGAGATGCAGCAGAGCAAACTCAATAGCGAGCGTCGCACATTGGATAGCGACCGTTCACGCTGGGAGCAGGAGCTCTCGGACCACGAGCGAGCAGTATGCAGTGCTACAAGCGAGGTGGAGCGTGCAGAGCACAACCGTAAGCGCACGAAGGCTGAGGTTGCAGCAATGCAGGATGAGATAGACAGCATCCGTCGCAAAGCCTTTGACGAGTTCTTCGGAAACATTGATGAGCGTAATGCAACACTCAACCGTGAGCGTCGCAAGATCGTAGAGGATATACGCTCTGCAGAGTGTGCCATAGAGACCTTACAGGAGACAATCCGTGAGGTAAACGAAATGGCTGCCGAGGACCTTACTCTATCGCTACGCAAAACATTGGAGCAGGAGAAGCAACGCTCGATGGAGACTGCCAAGCGTAAGTTTGAGGTTGATGACAAGGTACGAGCATTAGAGGTACAGCGTGAGCGTTTCGTGCAGTTCAAGACCTACCTTGCTAACACCAAGATTGAGGCCCTAAGCCGTATCACCAACGAGTTCCTGATAGGTATCGGCAGCGATATCCGTATTCGCTTTGATGGTTACACGGTGCTCAAAAGCGGTAAGGTGAGAGAGAAGATCTCAATCTCACTGTTGCGTGATGGCGTTGATTGTGGCTCATTCGGAAAGTTCTCGGCAGGCGAGGCGGCACGAGTAAACCTTGCAACAATTCTGGCGATGCAGAAGCTTGTCAATGCCAACTGCGATGATGAGAAGGGACTGGACCTGTTGGTGCTGGACGAGATACTCGAAGCAGTAGATGAAGCAGGACTATCATCGATGTTCGATGCTCTGAATGCTCTGGGTGGCACTGTCCTCGTAGTCTCGCACGGCAATGTGGCCGAAGGTTATCCCCACAAACTTGTAATAACGAAGGAGAATGGAGAATCACGCATCGGAGAATAAGGCACTGAAGCACGACGATATCCTCGCCTTGGATGTGGCAACACACTGTGGCTACTTCTCAAAGCACGGGGCTGGTACTTGGAACCTCACCGAGAGCCGACGGCGCAACGACAACAAGATGCACGGCTCATTTCGCACGCTGCTTATCGACTTTATCCGTAAGTACGACATAAAGCAGATAGTCGCCGAGGATGTGAGCATCAACCGCCACTTCTACGACCTCAGGCGATTGTCGGAGTTGCGAGGTGTGCTGTTGGAGGTCTGCGATGAACTGAACCTGCCCGAGCCGGAGTTTGTGAATCCTGCCGCACTCAAGAAGTGGGCAACAGGCGATGGGCACGCCACGAAGTCAAAGATGGTAGAAACCTGCAAAAAGTATGGTTATGTGCCTACGGACGACAACGCTGCCGATGCTTGCCACCTATTCTTTTATTACATACGCAAACACAGATTATAAAATGACCGCATAGATTCGGGCGGTGACAAGCCGCCCACTTTTAATTGACGCTCTTCGAAGCTGACAGATTAGGACATTTCAGATTGAGTTGAACCCCTTTTCAGTTAGAAGAGTGGACAAGAAAGATGTGTTAAAAAGAACGGCGGCAATCCCCGATGATGAGTCCGCCAAAAGACGCGCTCAACTACTGCAAAAGTATGTGATGCCGCATAAAAATCTGGTGTACAGTATCTGTATCAAGTACACATACAATCAGGAAGATATAGAAGATAACTATGTCGAGGCACTAGTGAACTTCTACAAGTATATGGACAGCTACGACCCTGCAAGACCAGTGAAAACATGGATCTATGCAGTGACAAAACGCCTTGTAGCTGACCTCAATAAGCGTAATAAAACCCGAACTCCGCCAGACGACAGTGTAGATGTAAGAGAGTTGCGCTCCACATTATTGGATGAGTGCAGCCCTTCGGCGAACTGTATGGGTATGAATAACTATAAGGACTACTACAGCGACGAAATTCTCTGGGCACTCGACCAGATAAAACCTATCTACCGAGAGGCTTTTCTACTGCAACAGGCAGGCTATAAAATCAGCGAGATAATGGAGATAACCTACCGCAACGGAACTCTCCAGACAAAGAATATCGAGACTGTAAAGAGTCGATTGTTTTTGGCAAAGGCTCAACTAAGAAAATTACTTACAAGAGATGGAGAAAAAAGAGTGGATTGAAGGGTGCAAGCGTGTATTTACACAGCTTGTCAGAGATACTATTTGGGAAGATTTTATTATGCCCAAAGGTGGTATGCCCGATAAATATATGGGCAGTTGTTATGATAAATTGGTTCATAGGTTTGGTGCTGTGAGCGGAGAGCGATTGGCTGACTTCTGCATCTGTCAGGTTTATGCAATATCTCAGTTCTATAAGGGATATAGACAAAAATGGAATATCTCTCACTCATTTGCTGACAAAGCCATTCAGAGATATGTCGAGCCCTCAAATCATAGGAAAAGACACGAAGATAGGTGGCTGAACTGTTATGGGGTATCTCGAATAAAATATTTATCAATGGTCGAGGACCATAGTAAACATCCACTATCCATTTATATCTATCCTCAATATGAGGAACAGACAAAACGAAGATGGGCTACCGTCGAACTCGGATATATCATTTGTTGGCACTCAACGATGATGTGGACTCCATTTTCACCAACTTGTCAAACATGTATTAATGCAGAACTCTGCCGAATGCATACGGAGCGTGTCCACCACGAACTATATAGAATCCGTTGTGAGGCGTGGAATAAACAAATAGAGGAATGAGCAAAACTACACCGCTGAGTACAGAATTTCTATATGAACTGTATGCAACAGCACTAAGGCAGGACCAATTATGCGCTATTGTCTCACAGCATATGCGTAGTGATTACCTGCCTAATAGCTCGTTTCAGCGTATTCAGAAGGTTATACAAAATCACTACCATACATATAAACAACCACCTACATTCGCTGTACTATCGCAAGCATTTCACGAAGATATAGAGGCCTTAGATATCATAGATGAAATACGAGAATATGATGAGGGTCAGAGCATTGAAGTGATGACAGATATGCTGGAATCGTACATTAAAGCTATTCGACTACAAAAGGTATATACCGAGGTTGGAAGTTTATATAACGATGGACAGCAGGCAAAGGCAGAAGATGTACTTCGCAAATACGCAGAATGGGTTGCTTCTTTCACATTGAGAAGTTCTTCATTTGTCAATGTGGCAGAGACATTCTTGGAGCGTTATGAGGCAAATAAGCGCCGTGAGATTGAAGAAGCACAATCGGGGAAAGCACAAGTGATTCGTTTCTATATTCCGTTCCTTGATGCGCTGAATGATGGTCGTAATCTGCGAGGCCAGTTAACTTGTTTCCTTGCATCTACGGGTGTTGGTAAATCGCATATTGCCAAATGGATTGGAGTTAGAGCAAACATTGATGACAGCCTGAATGTATTGCACTTCCAGTTAGAAGGCTCCGAAGAAGAGGCCCTGAATGCCTATTCGGGAGGTTTAATATCTAAAAATTCCTACTTCTACGAGAAAGGAAAGATTAGAGAAAGTGATATGATAGACTTCCTAAAATTAGTACAGTCATATAGTGGCAGTATCGTGGTTCGTAGCTACCCCAGATTTAATGCTCAGGTATCCACTCTCGATATCAAGAATGGCATTTTGGAGTATCGTAAACTAAAAGGATGTAATCCCGATATCGTAATCGTAGACTCTATGGATTTGCTTACAGATGCAACACGCCGTAACTGGGGAGCCGAACACGAACGAGCAAAACGAATAGCCGTTGCGAATGACCTAAAAGACCTTGCTGCGGATGAGAAGGTGTGGATGGTTGTGACATATCAATCAACCATTGAGGATCGAGATTGGCTAAATAACGAGAGTAATGTGCTGACCGAGTATAACTGTTCCGAGGCAAAAGGTCTGGCACGACCTTGCACTCATCTTATATCACTGAATCAATCCTCTGCCGAGCGTAAGGAGAATGTGATGCGACTGCATATCGCCAAGAGCCGCTTCTTCAAGAAGGGTGCAACGATTAAGATTGCAACAGACTATGATAACGAGGTGTTCTATGACAGCCAGAGAACAGATAGTTTGAAGATGGAATAATTTCACAACTTACCGAATAAAAACACCACAACTTACCGAATAGAATGGCAACAATTCACCGAATTTGGGCATGTTAAAACAAAATGCAATTCGGGATTTACCACATAAACATCGTAAATCCCGAATTTTAATTTGTTGGGATAATCCCTTTAGAACTTAATAGCTGCGATATAATAGAGTTTTGTCAATATCTGTAACCATACTAGAAGGAATATCATATTCCTTGGCAATAGTCGGCCACATCGATACGGCGTGGCAAATCTCATTGATTATATCGCTTACACGCTTAATATGCATAGCTTCTGCCACTGCCATTAAGTCTGCTCTTGTAATATTATCCCACTTGTTATTTATTGACATTTGATGATGCGATGTCCATTCGCCCTTGGGGTTATAAGCCCAAGAAACATCGTATGCAGGCGATAACTTCCAAGTGCCGGTCTTGTCCATCAAGAACGATATATTCTTGGTATGGTCATCCTGATTACGGGCAATAACATTGAACACCATTCTTCTGAACATCTGTTCGGCTTGTCCGTATGGCAAACGAAGACGACGCATTACCTGAAACGCTTGTTCATATGAATATGCGTGTAGCATCTTATAGTCGTAGTGAGCTAATCCGCAGAGCGTCTGCATATGAACTTTTTCGTTGCCTCCGATGCGATCGAAACGCTTTGTCATAAAATGTGCTCGTCCATTCTCTTCAAGTAAACGGCACTCGGTCATCTCTAATCCAGCCTGTAATGCCATTTTATAATAGGCATACTCAATCTTTCCATAATGCTGAGGATCTCCCAAAGCGGAATTTGTTACACCATCCAATTTCAATAGCCAATGGTTGAAACCTTCGGGCGCATCAACTTGTCCTGAACGAACTTCCCCGGTCAGGTCATTGTAGGCGATGACAGCTTTTGCCCTTTGGCCACCGGCAGATGTACTGACTTTAATGATATTAACAAGTGCTTCCTTTGTGTCTTCATTGAGATTTGTATTCAACTCTGCTTTGCTTGACAAAACCTCAGAAGCTATCTCTACTAATGAGCTAATCTCAATGGCAGATGACTGGTCTAAATAGTCATCTTTAGCTGGGATAAACTCCAATGCACCCATTGAACGCTTGCTCTGATAACATAATCGCTCTACCGGATTTGCGAATGTTCTGCCTAACGAGGTAAGCCATCTGTCCAATAATGCCTTACCGTATGCATCGGGTAATGCATCTGCCAAAAGTCCTGGTAGTCCCATAAAGGTCTCTTTGGATAACTCTCTAAACGAGTGTGGTCTATTATCACCAATAGGCATCATCAACGGCGATAATTCCCATCCATTTTTAGCGAAAGATGGTTCATACTCAAATGTGGCTGTTCCTGTACTTTCGTTCCATAGTACAGCCCCAGCATATTCACCCCAGATATATACTTTTGCTAAATTTACCATTCTGATTCAGATTTATCGTTATTATTTTTCGTTGCAGATGCTCGCTTACGAGTCTTTTGGCTATCCAATTGCTTTGCATATGCAATCGGACTTATTTCAGGCTCTTTCAAAAAGTCAGAAAGCATATGCAAAGAGTTCAATGCTCTAAGTATCGGTACAAGCGTTTTAAGAGATATGTTCTCTCCTCGCTCCAATGCTGCTATGCTACTTATTGCAACACCAGCTGAACCAGCAAGTTCTTTTTGACTAATATTATGTTCAAGCCTCATACGCTTAATATTCTCTCCAATTTTTTCGAGAATCATATTATCTGTTAGTGCATACAACTCCATAATCGTTGTTTTTTTAGTTATTGTGATGCAAATATAATAACAATCATTGGAATAACAATGATTGTGCTATGCATATTTTCTATTATCGTTTGTTTTTTGGCCTGAATATGTTTGGGCTTGATAATTTTTTTGCTCACTTTATAAACTTTAGCTCCTGCACTACAGCTATTCCTAAGTATATGGATTTATCAGCGAAGGAATATCAGCATTTGGTGCAGGAGATAGCACGCGAGACGGGAGCAAAGCGTGACGGTACGGGTAAGAACCTTATCGTGCCGCGTTGCCCCTTCTGTGGCAAGTCGGGCGGCAAGTTCGGTATCTACATAGGACCGGAGACTGCCCGCCGTGAGCCTTTTATGGCACACTGCTTCTCGTGTGGCAAGTCTACACGCACCCTCGGACAACTCTTGGAAGCCATAGGTCGTATGGACCTTATGGTTACTCCTACGGCAGACATCACCGCTCCCTTGCAGTTTGTCTTGGGTGTGGAGCCGGAAGAGATTGACGATGCGTTGACCATAACCGAGTTGCCGGACTTCTATAAGCGCATATTCAGCCACCTATATCTCAAAGAGCGTGGTTTTACCTATGATGACTACGACTATTTCCCAGTGGGCGTAACCAACCGCCTCAATCCTCGTTTTGAGGATTATGTGATATTTCCTATCATTGACAACGGGGAAAATGTGGGCTTCGTGGGCCGTCATACCTGGTCGAAGAACGATATCGATGCCCATAACCGCAAGGTCAAGTACAATGGTGGCTTCAAGATATTGCGCTACCGCAACTCTGTCAATAACGACTTCTCCAAACTTCTATATAACTACGATGCTATTCACGAGGGCGAGACCGATACGGTTATCCTCGTGGAGGGCATCTTTGATGTTATAGCCCTGACCCGCAAGATGGAGCTATACGACAATCCCAGAGTGGCTGTTGTAGCGACCTTTGGAAAGAAGATCTCCGATGTCCAGGTCTATAAACTCCAATGCAAGCGAGTTCAGACGGTGATTGTCGGCTATGATGGTGATGCTGTTGAGCCCGTAAAAAAGGCTGCCAGCAGACTCGCCAAGTACTTCAATGTCTTTGTGGCCAACATCGCAGATGCCCATAAGGACTGGGACGAGATGAGCGTTGAGGAGATATTCGAAATCTTTGCTCAACGCCTTCAATCTCCCTCTAATTTCAAACTACGAAAGGTTCAAGAGTTATGATGCAAGAACTTATTCAGTGGCTCGATGCCCAAAACATAGACTATACCATCATTGACAATGAGGTCGTGGAAATCCCGAACTTCGGCAAGATGTTTCTTGCTGACCTGTCGGGTATAGAATCCATCTTCAAGAGCAAGGATGGCGATGTGAGGTTTAACCTTATGGAAAACCCGCGGGAGCTGCAGGACGAGGGAATCTTCTATGTGGCGTTCCCATTTGGCAACAACTGGTATTACTACGACCTCCGTGAAGAGTTTCGCTTCAATATCCTAAAGCATATAGGCACGCCAAAGCCCTCGAAGCATAATATCCCGTTTGTCAATCTCGGTGTCCATACGCCTTTTGAGCTGCTTAACGCATCGGGGTCGATAGATGGTCTATGTCGTAAGGCAAAGTGGTTTGGGCATACAGCAGTAGGCATTTGCGACCGCAACACGATGGCCGCCACGCTCAATCTGCAAAAGGAGTGTGCGAAGGCAGGGCTTAAACCTGTGTTTGGCTATACTCTTACAATGCAGCATAACGAAACAAAAGTCGAGATAAAGATATACGCTCTCAGCAACAAGGGACTGCATAACCTGCTCAATATCCAACGAGAGGTAATGGTAAACTCCGAGGATAGTGTCATCGAGTACTCGAGACTATTTCTCTATGCCGAAGGGTGTGCCATAGTCTTCGCCACTGGCTCGGCATACTGGATAACGGAGAATCCTCGCCATGTTGAGCGACTTAAGGAGCGGTTTGATACCGTCTACTATCAGGTCGATGGCAACGAGTATAAGGCAGATCGTATAGACCGAGAGAAGTTAGCCGCACTGAAACACTACTTCGATAATTGTTACGATGCCGTAAACGATTCGTTCACCGTAGAGCCTATTCTTATAGCAGATAGTTACTACATAGACCGTGATGATGCTAAGTCGAAGATCGTACTTAACAAGATTGCTACGGGTGCAGCCCACGAGCAGAGCGAGGAGCAATACCTCAAAAGTGTAGATGAGCATTACGATACTCTGCAACCGCTATTTTCGGAGAAGTGGGACTTTGACAGACTCTTTGAGAGGATGTGCCGACATACGGTAGATATTGCGGAGCGTGCCGATGCAGCCTTTGAGACGGGTAAGATGTTTATGCCCGAATATATGATGCGCCCCGAGGAGCAGGAACGCTATGGCGATAGACGCACGATGTTTCTTCGCCTGCTCGATGAGGGACTCGCGGAGAAGATTCCGGAAGCGAAGCAACAAATCTACCGTGAACGATTAGATGAGGAGGTATATATCATTGAATCGACTGACAATGTGGATTACTTCCTTGTGCAGTGGGATATGGTGCGTGAGGCAAAACGCCGAGGCATTGCAACGGGTATCGGTCGTGGCTCGGCAGGAGGCTCGCTTGTATCGTACCTGCTGGGTATTACCTCTATCGACCCGATAAAGTATGACCTAATCTTCTCCCGCTTCCTTGTCCCGGAGCGATGCGGACTTAGTTGGAAGGATAAACTGACGGCTCTTGCTCCGGATATACCCGTACAACGGGGTATGGAGTACATAGAGGTTGAGATTGAAAATACGATATACATGCTGTATTCCGAAGCCAAACTACGCATCGTGCGTGATGGCAAGGAGATGACTATTACAGCCGATAAATTGAGTTGTGGCGATGACATCCTATTAGACCGCCGAGATTGCTTGTGGAACTTAAAGGAGATAGCCAATGAACAACTACATTCATCATAGCCCCTATAACGGCTGCGACATCTACCAAGGCGACGCCCTCGATGTGCTTCCTATGCTTGCCGAGCAAGGCGTCAAGGCAGATATGATACTCACAGACCCACCTTACGGCACTACTCACTGCCGTTGGGATTCGCCCATAGATATAACAAAGATGTGGCAGGTGCTTCGTGGCGTTTCTATGCCTACGACTCCCATTCTGCTCTTTTGTCAGCAACCATTTACCAGCGTGCTTGGAGCCTCAAACCTCAAGCAGCTACGCTACTCGTGGGTATGGGAGAAGACACAGCCCACGGGCTTTCTCAATGCTAAGCGTATGCCGATGAAGGCACACGAAGATATACTCGTATTCTACGACAGGCTGCCGACATATAAACCAATAAAGACCGATGGTCATAAACGCAAGGTCGTTATGGCTGCGCACCAGCGTAAGTGTAACGCCGGAGAGATATATCATAAGCACGACAACTATCGGGACTATATCTCCACAGAGCGCTATCCACGCAGTGTTATCAAGTTCAAGACCGACAAGCAGACATCGTGCTTGCACGCAGCACAGAAGCCTGTGGCATTGCTTGAGTACCTAATCCGTACCTACACCAATGAGGGCGATTTGGTGATTGACTTTGCTATGGGCAGTGGCAGTACCGCCATTGCCTGCCGAAATACAGGACGCCGATTTATCGGAATAGAGATTCAAAGAGACATATTTCAAACCGCACTAAAGCGAATAACAGATGAGTGATACCCAGGAGATCTGGGTGGACATTGAAAACTATGAAGGGTGTTATCAAGTCAGTAACAAAGGTCGTATCAAGAGCCTCGAAAGGGAGGTTACTTCGGGCGGCATTACACGCACGCAGTCCGAGCGCATACTTACGCATTGGTGTGGCAAGACATCGCTCTATGATTGCGTGAGATTATACAAGAACGGCATCGGAGAGAAGTTCTCCGTGCACCGCATTGTGGCAGCACATTTCCTCGATGATTGGGACCCCGAATTGGAGGTTAACCATATCGACGGCAATCGCTACAACAATGCTGTGGAGAACCTTGAGATGTGCACCCACCAGCGCAATATGGAGCACGCCATAGCCAATGACCTCAAAAACGACTATGGCGAGAAGAGCCGTAATGCAAAACTAACCAACGCACAGGCAGAACGAATACGCGAACGCTACTATGCAGGTGGCGTAACGCAGTTGGAATTGGCAATCGAGTATGGTGTATCGCACCAGACCGTGAGCTGCATTGTGCGGCATAAAAAGTATTTCAGATGATAGTAACAAGAGTAAAACGAAGACGAGCAACAGCCCCGATGAAGGTGATTGACTCGTTTGTGGATAAGGGGCTTGTCGAGGGTGGGTACGCCTCGCTCCCTGATATCGATGTCGATTATGCATCGGACCGCCGTCAGGAGATGAAGGACTACCTCGAACAGCGATACAATGTTGGTGGTCGTCAGCGTGTGTTCTCGGCAGGAACATTCACTACGCTAAAACTCAAAGCTGCTCTTAAAGATGTGGCGCGAGTACACCGTGTACCGCACGGCACGGTAAACTACATAACGGCGATGCTTGATGATGGTGCCGACTGGACGGGGCTTTTCAAGATAGCCGTTACCAATCGTAAGGTCTACGACTTTATACAGACCTATCCCGAAGTGATTGAGGATGTGCGAGTATTGCTCGGTCAACCAAAGGCGGCATCTGTGCACGCCTCGGCAATCATCGTTACCCCTGAAAAACGCGATGGCAAGGAGGCAGATTGTTTTGACTTCCTGCCCATACGCAAGATGGACGGAGCGTTGGTATCGGAGTTTGATGGATACTCTGTCGATGAGATTGGATTGCTTAAAGAGGATGTGCTGGCAACAAAGGAGTTGGCAAAACTCAGTGCCACCATAAACCTTGTAAATGAGCATTACAACCAGCAACTGACCATAGAGAAGATAACAAGCGAGATGCTCGATGATGAGAAGACCTATCGGATACTTTCCGAGGGCAATACGCAGAATGTCTTTCAGTTCTCCTCGCCGGGCATCACACGCTTCATTCAGGATGTACAGCCCAACTGCATCGAGGATCTGATTGCCATAAATGCTCTCTTCCGTCCTGCGACACTCGACATCGGAGCAACCGATGACTATGTCCGCTACCGCCGAGGCGATGTGGCTCCGGTCTATAACTTCGGCTGCTATGAGGCAACGAAGAATACCTACGGCATTATGGTCTATCAGGAGCAGTTTATGTCGGTGGCTCATACGCTCGGCGGCTTTGACCTCGGCAAAACTGACTACCTGCGTAAGGCTATCGGTAAGAAGAAAGCCGACCTTATGGCCTCACTCAAAAACGACTTCATCGCAGGTGCAATTAAGAACGGTTGTCCGCCTTATGAAGCCGAAGAGATATGGGGCAAGATAGAGACTGCAGGTAAATACTCCTTCAATCGCTCACACGCCGCAGCATATGCTCTTACAGCCTTCTGCGGAGCGTGGTTAAAAGCGAACTATCCGACAGCATTCTATACCGTGGCATTGCAGTGGGCAGATGATAAGGAGATGCCGGCACTTATGTCGGAGATGGAGCGATGCTCTGTGGCGAAGATTGTGCCGCCCGATATCAATCACTCTACGGTAGAGTTCTACACGGATTACAGGACGAATGAGATTTATTGGTCGCTCAACCGCATCAAGTTCTTGGGAACGAAGGCAGCTGCATATATCGTTACTGTGCGTTCAAGAGGCAGATTTACGAGTATCGAGGACTTTATTGAGCGAGTCTTCCGCCATAAACTGCGTAGCAAAGACTTCAAACACTGGGACGAGGTAAATCCGATGGTCGAGAATGGTCGTGTGCCTGTTAATACTCGCCACCTGAAGAATATGATCTTGGCGGGCTGCTTTGATAAGATTGAGAATGTACAGGCCGTAACAGAACGATACGCTATACTTAAACGAGCAGCACTCAAATTGGGCTTCAATCTGCGTGAGAGCGATGCTCCCGAGGAGTTGCGAGATAAACATTACTTCTGGTCGCAACAGCAGATTGCCGTTTCCAGCATAGGCTCCATTGACTATCGTCGTATCTTCTCCAACTCACCAGACAGAGCGAAGGTTAAGGGTAAGGCCGCCTACATTTCTCTCACTGATGTTATGCGAGATGAGAACGATGGTCGCAAGGCTGCCGTGTGTGCCACGGTGTCAGAGTATTCGGAGCATAGTTACACAGATAGGGAGACCGGGCAACGCAAGCGCTTTGCGAAGTTGATACTATCGCAGAACAATCAGACTGCAGAGTGCACGCTCTGGGATGAGTTCTATCGTGCCCACAAGGAGGAACTGCAACATATCAAGGGCAAGATAATCATCCTTACAGCAGTTATTCGTTACAGCGACTACACAGCTTCTAACGCTCTGCAATCATATCGTAACTCACTTTTATTCATTCAGTAATATGGTACCAAAGACAGACCCCAAAGTATATGTAGGCATCGGACTCGACTTCGAGACAGGAGGTCTTGATCCACAGACCTGTGCCTGCACACAGATAGCAGTACAAGCGGTACGACTCGACACTTGGCAGGTGACTGACCAGTATCAGGCTTACATACTACCTTACAACAAGCAGTCAGCAGGATTACCCACCAAAAAGATACTCCGCACCCGCAGCGAGATAGCCCGGGAGGATAACACTCTTATGCTCTACGAGAAAAAGGCATTGGACTACTCGGCAATAACGATGGATATGCTCAAACAGCAGGGCGTAGATATTATCAAAGTGGCAAATGATATTATTGCTTTTGCCAAGCGTAATACCGCATCGGTTGGTAAGCAATGCAAACCCTTTCTTATCGGACAGAATATTCAGTTTGACATCGGCTTCTTGCAACAGATGATGAACTACACAGGGCTTATGGAAGAGTTTGAGAAGACCTTTGCGGGAACAAAGGACTACTACGGACACTTCCAACCTCACTACATCGATACGATTCTTATTGGTCGATTGGCTTTCGCAGCTGACAAGGAGATAACATCGTACAAGTTGGAGATTGTAGCCTCGCAATTAGGCGTAGACCTTGATGATGCTCACGATGCAGCAGCCGATGTAACAGCAACCCTCGATGTGCTCGGCGTCTACACCTCACGCCTAAGAAACAACGAGGGAGCGACAATGACAGCTGGACAACGAGATAAAACGCGAAAACATTTCAAGATATGACACAGGAAAACAGACTCCCGGAGGAAGTGCCCGAGACCATCACATTCCGAACTGCGGACCGAATGATGTATGGAGCATTAGGGTACGACGGCAATGAACTGATGGCTGTGATTTCGGGCTACGACCTCGAAATCAAGTTCAATATGCGACTCATCAACTCGCTGGCCGATGCCGAGGCGTGCGCCAATGCTCTGGCCGATGTCTTCTATGAGGCACTGATGGATCAATTAATTCGAGAAAATAAACCTTTTGCTAAACCTCCCGAAGCAAAAACACCTACTCTTAAATAAAAGAGAAATAGATATGTCGGAACTAAATGATAACATACAGAATAACCCTGAGGAGAAGCCCCTCACCGAGCAGGAGTTGCAGTTCTGCGAACTCTATGTAAACGGAGGATTGGAGTATGCCGGGCGACTGGGTAAATGCTATAAAGAGGCATTTGGAGAGAATGCGGCAAAAAATCCTTACTCGGCAGCCAACTACTTGATGCATAAGCCCCATGTATTGGCTTATATCAAGAAGCTTCTGTCATCAGACCGCTTCGAGATGGAGACTATGGCAGTGAAACTTCAAGTAGCAGAAACGCTTAAAGCCGTGATGGATGAGACAGCATCCTCGGACTATACAGACCGCTTTGGCGTGCCTCTTTCACCGGCTCCGCTTCGTGCTGTTTCGGTCAATGCAGCAAAGGCTCTGATGGATATTTTCCCCATCAAGCACAGGGAGGAGAACAGACTGCGTATCGAGGGTGCTGACGGCAATGTGATATTCAATGTGATTGTACCGACTAACCCTCCGAAAGATGAGCAAAAAGAGGAAGAGTAAAAGCAAAGTAACCCGAAAGGATATTGCGTGGTGGACCTACTTCGTAATAATGATAGCACTTGTCATCTTCGGGTTTTGGAATAGCGAGGCGGCAGAAGCACTGCTCCGAGCAATTAGAGAAGCATTTTCACTACTAATGGAATAAACAATGGAACAGCTCAAAGAATTTATACTGAAGCACTTTAAGGTCATTACCGTAGTGCTCACTTTCGTACTTACGATGTACATCCAGCACCTGAACAACACCCGCCAGATTGAAGAGTTACTCAACAAATGCGAAGTGCTCGACACGAAGATTAAGGATCAGTACGAACGCATCGATGCCATCAAACTCGACAAGGCAGTTTTTGAGGCTACCATCACCCAGTTTGCCTCTATACAGAACGACCTGCACGAGATTCGTGAAGACCTTCGTGCGCTCTTGGAACACAACGCAGTATGTGGTAAATAGCAATGGTTAATAACGCACATATTACAGTAATTACTTCCAAGGAACTCACTGCGATGAGGCTCGATGACCTTGTTGGTTGTCGTGGCCTCGTCGTGGAGGTTCTCACAGAAGATCGCACGAGGAATCGTGGCGCATTAGTGCTACTCGAAGAGCCTTACTTAGGCGAGTATCTATGGTTTATTCCCGAAAATTCTATAAGTTATGAGTAAGTTTTCACAAATCCTATTGGCAATAATCCTCCTGCTTGGAGGTGTTGTCTTCATTCAGTACAAACACTCCGCCCGCCTTTCCGATGAGCGTGACCGTTACAAACAGAATAACACTGCTCTGCTCTCTGATATCGAGCGAATTAAGGTGGACTCGACTACGATGGCTGTCGATGCAAAGGCTCTTCGCCTGACCATTGATGAGTACGAGCGTTTCCGTGCTGCTGATGCAGAGAAAATCCGTCAGATGGGAGTCAAAATCAAAGACCTTCAAGCGGCTGCAAAACATCAGTTGGAGGTGGCTGCACCCATCAATGCAGTAATCCGAGATACTGTATTTATTCGAGATACAGTGCCTGTGATTCAGCAGAAGGTCGAGATGGTATCGCCACATATCCAGCTTGACGCAGTTATTGATAACGATAGCCTCAAAGGAGATATTCGATTGCCCGTTACTCTACAGCAGACCGTATGGGTTGAATACAAGCGTAAATGTCTCTTTTGGAAGAAGGTTAAGGCAATCCACCAGACCATATCAAGCGACAATCCTTATGTCGATATCAAATACTCCGAATACATACAAATAGACAAGAAATAACCGAAGCCTTCATTCACTGCGAATGGAGGCTTTTATTTTTTAGTATTAACATTAATAATTTAAAAACATGGCAAGTATTAAACTTAAATTTAGACCTTCTACGGTCTCGGGAGAACCTGGTGTACTGTATTATCGCATCATTCAAAATCGCATTGCGAGGCAAATTACTACCAAGTATCGAATTTATGCAGAGGAATGGAATGGGCAACATCTAAAAGTTGATATTCCCGGCATCCTACGTTCTCGTTCTAGGTTTCTAAAAAAAATACAAATGACAATAGACAACGATTTGAGACAATTACACAAAATTATTAGTTCTTTTGAACAGAATCATGATGCATATACTGCCGAGGATGTAATAGCGAAATTTGTAACGAATACTCCTGAGAATTATCTTTTCTCATTTATGGAGGAGGCCATTACTAATTTGAAAGCACTAGGCAGAGTACGTACCTCGGAAACATATGCTGCGACCCTTTGTAGTTTCAGACGCTTCCAAAAGGATATAGATGTGACCTTTGACGATATTGATTCTGATATGATGATAGCATACGAAGCATATTTAAAGAATAATGGAGTGAGACCCAACTCTACCTCATTCTATATGCGTAATCTTCGGGCTGTATATAATAGGGCTGTTGAAAAAGGACTTACCTCACAAAGTTTCCCTTTTAAACATGTCTATACGGGAGTGGATAAAACTGTCAAACGAGCAGTGCCCTTGAATGTTATCAAGAAAATCAAGGAGATGGACTTCTCCATGAATCCGATTTTTGATTTTGCCCGAGATATGTTCTTGTTGAGCTTTTATACTCGAGGTATGTCATTCGTGGATATGGCGTACCTACGAAAAAAGGATTTACAGAAAGGTGTACTATCCTATCGCAGACGCAAGACGGGGCAACAACTCTTCATCAAATGGGAGAAATGTATGCAGGAGATTGTGGATAAATACGATACTTCACAATCCAACTACCTTTTGCCTATCATCAAGCCTTTTAGCGATATCGACGAACGCAAGCAATATATCTATGCTGCCCACAATATCAACCGTTGTCTGAAAATCATTGGTAAGGAGTTGGGATTATCCGTTGCACTAACCTTGTATGTTGCCCGACACGCTTGGGCGAGTATTGCCAAGAGCAAGAATGTTCCCCTCTCGGTAATCAGTGAAGGTATGGGACACGACTCAGAAACCACCACACGCATCTACCTTGCATCATTGGACACCGTTGCAATCGACAGGGCAAACAGCATGATATTGAAATCTCTATAAGTGTTGGATTGTTGAGCAAACGAAAGGTCTCTTTGCAAGAGAGAGTTGTGCGGTGTATACCTATTGATTACGAGTCGGTTGTCAAAATTGGTGCAATGTAATTTGCTCAACAACCCATGTTGCCACTAAACAAAATCAAAACTATGTGTAATATTTTTTAGCCTAAATTGGTGCTATTTGCCGAAAATAGTGTAAATTTGCACAGCTAATAATCTCTCTTGCAAAGAGAAATTATAGTAAAATACAATGCAAATAGTTGTTAAACAGATAAATATAAGTTGGTATGACATTTACAATCATGTCTTATGTGGCAATAATTTGTACAATTATCCACCTCTGGAAACTTCGTCCATTTTCTAATGGAGTTTGCGTAGCTATTACAATCGGATTACTTCTGTTTGGTTGGATTGGTCTGATTATATACTGGGTGTATTTCCTCATTAAGAGACCAGATAGAATATCGG